CGAATGGTTCCTTTTAAATCACCTGTTTTAACAGGGACATCTCGCTTAGCATCAGCCTCAGTTCTCTCTGCCCAATCCCTTACTTCCTTATAGATACCAGCTTGTATATCTAAAGAGTATTGGTCTAAATCCTTTAAAAGAATATTGATTCCGCTTACCTTAACTTGGACTGCCATTTCTATTAGTGGTTTCCATTGCAGAGAATGCCTTGATAGTGATATATCTTCTCAATGGGTCAACCTTTGGTGCAAGAGAAGTAAAGTAATAGCCTCTCCACTCAATCTGATCTCCATTCTGAATGGCAACAGAAGGATTGTAACGAATCAAAACCTCAATCAATGTGCTTAACTCTTGCTTCTGTACAACAGTATCAACGCTAGGTGTAATTTCTTTAACACTAGCACCCTTTGGCTCGTAGTAAGTAGATACGGTATTTATTAACTGACCTGTAACAGGGTCTTGAGTCTGTACAGACCTTTTAAATACCACTTTTTCACGCATCATGGGAATACTATTCTTCTGTATGGATTTACTAACAACTTAACCTCACTTAACAAATCAGGCTTAGAATTAGCCTCTCTGTATTCATAGTAATGGTAGGCTTGACGATAGATTGCTTGCTTAATGGCATCATTTACCAAAGTTGCGTTGGTAACATAGGTAATATTAATGTCTTTACCGCCTTCTTTTAGCAAATCGCCAAATAAAGTATAACCTGCGGTAGTGATTGACTGAATAGGACCATAAGGCAACTTATAGTTCTTAGGCAAGTGCAACGCAATCAAGTTGATTGTCCGTATACCCAAAGACTTCTGCATATACTGTTCTATGTTCTGTCTAGCTGACTTTAGAAACAAAGCAATCAAGTTATCGTCAGTATCAAAGTCAATTCTAGCATAGTCTTTAAAGTCCTCCACATTGTAAGGCTCGACATAGCTTGCCTCACTTGTAAAGGTCACTTGGAGTCCTGTTGCACCTAAGTATTCATATACTGGCAATATATCGCCAAGCATATCTTCATTGTATTCATATCCTGCCATGTCTCAAAGATAATAAAAAAGCCTTGGAAAATATCCAAGGCTCTTAATCTAAACTATTGACTGCTAATTAGGAAGCCAAAGTTACCTTGATGAACGCATCATCATAGAATACAGGAAGTGCAATTCTCTCCTCAACACGAACCAAGATTACGTTCTTCTCAGCATCGTCAGAGTTCTGATCGAAGAATCTGATTCTTGGAGCCTGACGAGTCAACAACTGAGCTTGGTTCCAATCACCTACGATACCAGTACCTTGAGCAAGGTAAGAGTTAGAGAATACAGGGATACCAACAACATTAAGTTGACCAGTTACAGGATTCACAGTCACAACACCTGGGAAGTCATACTCACCAGAACCAGCAGCCTTACCCAACAAGATGTTTACATAATCTTGGTTAGACAATACGATTCCAGTTGGAGTGTGAAGGTTGTTCTTCAACTGACGAAGAGCAGCATCAATCAAGATTTCAATGCTTACAGTCTTAGAACCATCGTAGTTCTCAGAGTTAGCAGCATCAAGAAGCAAACCTTGGATGTAAGTATCTTCCTTCTTCAACAATTCAGCACGACCTTTGTTCTGCAAGAATGAAGTCATCCAAGCCAAATCTTCGATCATAGAAATTGGAACTCCTTTGATAAGACCTGCAATCCACTCGGCATCAGCCTGGTAGGTAGTCATCTTAGGCTCAATCTCAGGCTTAGAACCGTCTCCGTATGCCCAAGTGTTTGCTCCACCAGTGGTAGCAGTTTCTTTAGGATACTTAACGAATTCACCAGACATTGTTCCTCCAGGAAGTACGTTTCTGTAATGGAAAGACTCATACTTAACCAAGATTGGGTCTCTGAAGTCAGTTACGAAAGGCTCATAACCAGTGAAGTCAGAATAGTTGAAATCCTTCATGGTCATTTCCATACCTTTTCCAGACTTCACATTCTTAACCATCTCAGCGTGGTTACCCTTCAAGGTCTCATGCAAAGACCATCCGAAGTTCTTACGCTCAACTTTAGCAGCAGACTTCTCAGTCATATCTGCAAGAGCCTTGTCCATTTCCTTCTGGATGTCAGCGTGCTTAGCCTGCATATCAGCAGACAACTTGTCCATTGCATCTTTAACTTTTCCGTCAAAACCAGCAACGTCTTTCTCTCTCTCAGTAGAGAAGTTTTTCTTTAGGGTTTGTAGCTCTTCAGCTAGGAAGTCCTGAACTTCCTTAATTTGCAATTCTGCCATGATTTCTAAATGTAGATTTAAGTGATTCAATTAATTTATTACTATCCAAATCGGCTTTAACCTCTTCTAAAGTAGCAGTAGCTGGCTTTAGAACTTCGTAAAGTGATTTAAGTCTTTCTTCTAGTTTGACAAGTGTCTCATCCGTAGCGTCAGAAGTCTTTACAAACTTCTCAAGTCTGTCAAGATATTCAAACGCATCGGTCTCAGATTTCAAGTCGATAAATGTAGTCTCAGGATTGGCTCCCAAGAATTGTACTGCTGATCCTTCGTACATAATTACTTCCTTAATAACATTAGCTTTCTTAGTGCCATCAAAGTACTGCTTGTCCTTAGGTACAGAGAATCCAAAGCTATGCTGGTTAATAAGTCCTGACTCTACCATCTTCATAAAGTCAACACCCAAGCTATGAGTGCCAATCTTAGCCTCATATCTCAAACCCTTCATATCTTCCTCTAGGTTGGTAATAAGAGCAACAGATTTCTTAGAGTCATGGTCTAGCAAATACTTAATAAGCTTCTTACCATTAGGTCCACGCTCTTGAATTGTCTTGGCAAATGCTCCTCTTTCGATTACATCTCCATCCAAATCTTTGTTACCAAACATAGCGAAATAGCCAGAAACAACACCTTGTTTCATGTCCGCATCTTGAAAGCCCTGATTAATACCTTTAATTAGCATAACACAAAGATTGAAAAAAACTATTAAAGATACAAACTCATAGAAGGTGACTAATATTTCTTCTAGTATCTTGACCACTCTCAAATCGATAGTAATGAAACAAGTATATACCCTTGGCGATACCAATCCGTAGTCTATGTTTCATTATCTGCTTACAGAAATGATAGTCAAAGAAATGTCCATTAATCTGAATCCCTCCTTCGGGGAAACCTCCAACCTTCTTCCAAGTAGCCTTGCTAAACAGCATAAACAATCCACCAATCGCTTGGTTTATAAACATCACATTACTTCCATGCTCGTTGTACAAATCAACTGCAATCTTTCTGTGATTCATAATATCAGAATCATCTGACTTCCTTCCTCCTACAAGCTGATAGTGCAAGCCCAAACGATTAGTCATGCACCCTACTAGATCAAAGTCTCCTCTTTGTGCTATCTCCTCGCATTGCTGATATATCTTCTCATGATACATCGGAAGCGTATCAATGTCCCTAAGACAAATCCAATCATCGTCAGGCAATCCCTCGATTATTGAGTTTATAGCCTTTCCTATGTTCTTGTCAGACCTACCAGGAGTTATGTGGTGTACCTGAACGCTCTTCTTAACGTCAACCTTTCCTTTATGCTTATTTATCGTAACAAAGGTTGCCATAACATTATTTGGCTTAATGTTCTCATGTTTCAGCAGACACAAATGCATGACATACGGAAATGCTAACTCATCCCTGCTCGTGTAGTTTTGCACTAGGTGCCATACTCCATCCATCAGCCTATTCTGATTTGCATCCCGATTCGAACGCACAAAGAAGTTAGTTTCAAGCAATCCTGCCTTGTCCTTGTACCTATTCTCCAAGTAGAACCTAAACTGCCTCTTGACCTGATCCTCGTTTACCTTGCCTTCCTTCACCAACTCCTTCGCTCTAGTGTAGACATCCACATGGGCTCGCTGTTGAAACCATATCTGAAAACTAGGCGGCTCATGGACAAACGAAATATTCGCATCCGCATAGCAGACCAAATCGTATTCACTTAAATACAAATGTGATAGAAGCTTGTACTTCCTAGACTCCTTCT